CATTGTCTATGGAAGAAGATAAGACTAAGAGAACTCTTGATATAGCTGAAGCTGACTCTGCTATAAACACAGAATATAAACAAGCAATGATAGGGGCTATTGGAAGGAAGGACCTTGATACTATGACTGCATTAGAGTTAACACAATTTGTTCCTTCTGAAATTAAACTTGCAGGTGGACAGAAATTTGATTTATCAGGTTATGAGACACGTATTGGTTTAAGAGCACAACAATTAATGGTCCAAAACAAGATGGGTTCTCATGATGCAATGCAGCAAGCAATCGCTGATGAAATAAGTAGTTCTGGTATAACTCCTGATGTAGGTTTGTTAACTAGGATATCATCTGCAATGAAGTCTGTTTTCAATTAAAATAATGTATCATGGCACAAAATTTAACAGATTTAATTAATTTTGAGTTAAGTAGAAATCCTGAGTATTTAGAAAAATTAAAAAAAGCTAAAGAAGAAAGGGTAAACTCTTTTGGTTCAGCAGTTGAACGAGCAGCAGTAGGAACTAAGAAAGCATTGTTTGATGGGTTTGATGCAGTGGGTACTGCTATTGAAACTAAGTCAGGAAAAGAAACTGATTTTACTAACTACTTACAAAAGATAGGTAAAAAAAATTCAAGTAAAGCACAAGCTCAACTAGAATCTTTAGGCACACCTACAATTAATACTGATGTTTTAAAAATAAAAAATGTAGGAGATGCAGCAGAGTTTGGAAAAACTGCAGTAGGTACAATGGCAGGTTCTGTAGGTACTCAACTTTCTATGGCTGCTCCTATTAAATTTGTAGGTAAATTATTTTTTGGAGCTTCTGTTCCAGGTAGAATACTATCAACAGCCTTTGCTGCCTTACCTTTTATTGGCACCTCTATTGGTGAAATATATAAATCAGCAGTAAATAAAGGAGCAAGTCCTGAAGAAGCTGCAGAAAAATCTATACTAGGTGGAATTGCTAATGGATTAATTGATTCTAACTTTGGTGCTTTATTATATCGTAAAATATTTAGTCCTGTTGATGCTGCTCAAAAAATATCAGAACTAAGTAAAACAAAATTATCTAAAGCTATTGGTAAAGATGTTGTAAAAGTTGGTGCAACAGGTGCAGCAACTGAGGCTGCTGTTGCAGCTAACACTGAAATAATTTCTAATCAAATAGCAGGTATTCCCACAGATACAAAAGAATTAAGTAGACGTGTTATTAATGATGCTGCAGTAGGTGCAGTAGGTGGTGCTGCAATTAGTCCTGTTACAGGCACTATGTCTAAACTTGAAACAGATGCCTTAATTGAAAACAAAAAAGAATCTGATGAATTTATTCAAATAGCTGAAAAAATAAAAGAAGAAGACATTGCAAACTTAGGTACGATTAGAAGAACAACTTCATCAATAGAAAGACTTGAACAGCGAATTAAATTATTAGATAAGAAAGCTGATGAAGCTAATAAAAAAGTAGGTAGTGTAGATTTTATTGAACAGACAGGAGTAAAGTTAGTTGATTTAAAAACTAAAAGAAAAACTTTACTTGATGAATATAAACAAGCTAGACAAAATGCATTAGTTAATGAAGCAAAGCAAAAAAGAATTGAGATAAAAAATATAGATGAAGAAATTAATAACGTAAGAAAACAAACTCAACAAGATACAACGTACTCAACAAGAGCAGGTAAAGTAAGAGCACGTTTACAAGATGAAATAAATAAACAAAGAGATATATTAAATCTAGCTAAATCAAAAGGTCAAAATAAAGGTGAACTTTTAGTTTCTCCTGAGATGTTAGGAGGGGGTAAGCCTAATTTTATTTCTAATCTTTATCAAGGAAGTATTCTACAAAAATTATTTGGAAGAGCAACTTCTCCTTTACGTCAAAGAGCAATTCAAAATTATAGAGAAAAAGGTGATACACAAGTTTTTAGAATTTATAATTATTTTGAAACATTTTATCCTGAAGCACAAGCACTAACAGGTAAATATTTATCTCCTATTATAGAAGCTGTAAGAACATTACAACCTCCAGCAAGAACAGGTGTTAGAGATATAAGTTCTGCATTGTCTTTAGGTTTTATTAAAGAAAGTCCTACAATTGCTTTAAAAAATCAAGAACTTTTAATGGTATCTTTACAAAATAACAAAGGTTATATTTTTACAAAATTAGGTAATACAAAGTTAGCAAAAAAAATTGATGAAGCAGATACTGTTATAAGAAAAGTATTAAGAGAAGTATATGGTGATGCAAGAGATGTAGGTATAGATGTAAACTATTTACCAAATTATGTTCCTGCTCGTTATTTACTTGAAAGTAAAAAGAACCAAGAAAAATTTAAAGAGATAGCTAGAAAATATATTAAAGATGATAATCAAATTGAAGGTATTGTTGAAAGTATAAATGATGAAGGTGGTTATTATTTAACAAAGATGAAGGGGAAAATAAAAAAAGATATTCCTGATAGAACAGCTAATGTTAATTTAGAGAAACGTAGAAAACTTCCACAAGAAATGATAAATGAATTACAGAGTGAAGGATTAGTTGATACTAATATACTTGAAATACTTCCTAGTTATTTATCAAGAGCAGCTAAAGATATTCAATTTGAAAAGAGTTTTAAAAATATAGAAACTAATGCAAGAGATTTAATGAGCAAAGGTTTATTAAATGATAAAGAATTTAATACAATAGGTAATACACTTCAAGCAATACAAGGTAAATATGGTACTCAAGTTCCTAAAGGTTTTGCAAAAGGAGCTTATAATTTTGCACTATCAACAGCTTACTTTTATACTTTACCTTTTGCAGCTTTAACTGCATTAAGTGAACCTTTAATTTTATTAGGTTCTCTTAGACCAGGAGCAGCTTTAGTGTCTGCTTTAAAATTACCTGTTAATGCTTTTCTTAGAACTGCAAGATTATTTTTTCCACGTATAAAAAAATCCAATACAGAGAAAGCCTTTCAAGAAATTATGTATGGACTAGATGGTTCATTAACAGAAAGAATGGTTTCTTCTTCTGCTATAGAGTTACCTAGAAGGTCTACAAATGCTTTCTTTAAAGCTACTATGTTAACTCAAGTTACACAGTTGTCACGTCAGATGGCTTTCAATGGTTTTAAATCAGAGTTAAAAAAAGATACAAGTAGTATTGTTAATGGTAATTTAAAAGGTACTGTTAAAGGTTTAGAGTTGCAAAGAAAATATCAACAAGTAGGTATTCCAGATATCTTTAAATTAGTAGATGATATAACTGGTAAGCCTTTTGAAGATACATTTAGAGAAAATAATATTATTAAAGCTGCAGCTACTCGTTTTGTAGATAAAATAATTATGACACCTAACCCTACTAATAGACCTTTATGGATGTCTAGTCCTGTATTAGCAGCTACTTCACAATTAAAAAGTTTTGCTTTTGTTTTTGGTAACACAGTAGGTTTTCAATTATTAAAAAAATTAATAGGTACAAATGTGCGACCTACTGAAAGAGCAAATGCTTTACTTAAAAATGGTGTTGCTATGTCTATGATTATATTAGTATCTATGTATACTGACTTATTAAAAGAAATGTTTAGAAGTTCAGGAACTGATGATGAAATAAAAGATTTAAAAGCTTTAATAAAAAAAAGAACAGACAATGGACAGAACTATGTGTTTGATGTTATAGCTGGTACAAATATAGCAGGTGGTGGTACTGCATTTAAACATGCATTAGATGCTGCACGTTATGGTCAAAGTCCACTTGTATCATTACTACTAGGTCCTATAGGTTCAAAAGCAGATGCTTTATTTAAAGGTGTAAGTAATGTTTTAAAAGATGACCCTAATGCTAAACCTTTAGTTAGAGAAGTATTAACTATTAATCCAATTCTATCTGCCAATAAAGATGCAAGAGATGCAGCAATAAAAATGATATTAGGAGAAGATGATGATTTTAAAAGCTATGAAGAATTTATAAAGGATATGGACTTAAATATATGAAGGAAAACTTAGAAGCTAGATTAGCTGCCTTAGAAGCTAGGAATGAGGAGCAACACAAAGAGGTTGCCAACAAACTTGAGGTAGCTTTTGAATTAATTAATAAACAGACTCAGCTTATCTCTGACTTAAGAGCAGACATAGCTAGAGGTTCAGGAGCTATTAAGGCTGTGTTCATAATGGGTGCAGCATTAGGTATGATTTACACATGGATAAAATTAATATAGCATTAGTTCTTTTAGTCATTGAAATATGTCTACATTGTTTTGAGATAGTGATTGATGTTTTACAATATTTTAATTTAACAAATCTAATATGAACTTAATTAATTTAACACAGGCAGCTAAAGACCATTTAAATAAATTAACTAGCGACAACAATAAAAAATATGTTCGTCTTGAAGTTAAGGGTGGTGGCTGTGCTGGATTTAAATATGATTGGTCATTTGATGATATAATACAGGACTCTGATGAGCATGTTGACTTTGATGGGTTTACTTTATTGCTTGATAGGTCTAGCTTATTATACTTAACAGGCATGACTATTGAATATAAACAACAAATATTTGGTAGCTTTTTAGAACTACAAAATCCTAATGCAACAAGTAGTTGTGGATGTGGAGAAAGTTTTGGAGTATGACATATAGTAAAGAACTATTAGACCATTATGAAAAGCCTAGAAATGTAGGCTCAATGGATAAAGATTCTGCAGAGGTAGGCACTGGATTAGTAGGTGCTCCTGCCTGTGGTGATGTAATGAAACTACAAATTAAGGTAGGTGATGAAGGTGTTATTCAAGATGCTAAGTTTAAAACATTTGGATGTGGGTCAGCGATAGCTTCAAGCTCACTAATAACTGAATGGGTTAAGGGAAAGAACATAGATGAAGCTAATAAGATAAAGAACACTGAGATAGCAAAGCATCTAGCCTTACCTCCAGTTAAGATTCATTGTTCTGTTCTTGCTGAAGATGCAATCAAAGCAGCAGTAAAAGATTATAAGGATAAGAATAAGTAGCCAACTGTGATATAGGCTTACATAAAAAAACCCCTAGTTAACTTAATAGCTAGGGGTTTTTTTTTAGTTTGTTTTATACTATTTACTTTTCAGCACAAGCATAAGAATTAATTTCTAAACCTACAGATATTTCTGCGATAGTTGGTTGTGTCCATGTACTCATATTATTTTTCCTTCCAAGTTTTAATACCTTTCTCAGCACCTCTACTTATAATGTAACCACCTATACCAATCTGTAGTAAATCAAACAGTTTCATTACCACTTGGTCAGATAAGTTTTCAGGGTGAACCCCAAACCAATATAAGAATAGCAATCCTAAAAAAGATAGCATTGTTAAAGGTCTCCAATTACGTTGTAACCAACCCTCACCTTTAGCTTCAGCAACGACAACAGAGGCAGCAGCTTTTTCAATATCTGCTGAGTGTGTCACAAGTGCCTTGTTTAATTCCTGCATAGCCTTTTGTTGTCCAGCTTTGTCAGGTATTACTCTATCAAGAACCTTGCCTAGTATAGGTGCTAGTAAATTTAAAAACATATTTGTACTCCTTATAGTGTGTATAATAACACAAAATAGTTTAAAAGAAAAGAGTTATTTTATTATTTTTATCCACAGCTCCCTTGCCTTCTAAGCATATTAAAGTATTTTCTGGGGATAACTTTTCGTACCTTTTATGTAGAGGTTTGGTATGAAAATAAAAGTAACCTTCGTGAAGAGGAAAATATTCTTTTTTATTATTTATTTTATTAATATAAAATAAACCACAATGAGAGTTACCTACATGTATAGGTACAGTAAAATAAAACTGTGCATTTAATCCTAAATTATAATAAGTTCCATCTTCGTCTATGATTTCAAACCCTGGAGTTGAAGTTGTATTATTAAACTCAGGCTTGTCTACATATAACATAGTCAATGCTTTCTGTATCTTATATAATAAAGAAGGAAACTTTTCAAAGACAATAGGATTATTTTTTAAGCACCTATCTTCATAAGCTCCATTACTATCTATAAGTTCTCTACCTGAACCTAATGACAGACGATTATTATAATGAGTCCAAGACTCTTCTAAGTTAAGAACACTTTGATGAATGGTTTTACAACCTCTTTCATCTAAGAAATCTTTAAGTATTACTGCTGAGTGTAGTGCCATAATCAGGTAGCCTTTGTGGTTGTTGTAATTTCCATAACTCAGAAACTAATGTATCTTCTCCATAAAATTCCATGTACATATCTACATCTGTTCTTTGTAATAATTTTTCTACGTCTTGTGCCATAGCCAATAGTTCACCAGTAGTCCAAAACTTTTTACCATTAGTAACTACATGTAGATACTTTTGTTTACCTGTACCATCTACTTCAGTCTTGTCTTTTGGTTCAGGCACTGAGCAATCAAATCCAAATAGATTAAAGTTTCTAAAACCTAATGTATGTCCTACACTAATGGCTCTCATAGCTGCACATGTGCCACCTGTAAGTAGTGTAGCATTCTGTGGTATGCCTAGTTCTTTAGGGATGACAACCTTACCATCTTTTTCTTTTTCAACAATAGCATCTGAGTAAGCATTCCAACCTACTATAGTTGCATTAGATTTTTTTAATAATTGTATTACAGATATATCTGTCATAGATGATACAAAGAAATTAGTTTCTTTTGGTACAACTTTAAATAAATCTTTACGTACAATACCATGTGTACTTGTTCCTTCAATAGGTCTAGGGTCAAGTATGTTACAACCCCAAGGTATAATCCCCTGTTCTAATAACATAGGAAGGGAATGTTTAACACATATTATTTTATCTTTAGTTTCTTTTAAATAGTCTATATGCTTTAGAAAAGAAGGACCACCTGAAACAATATTTAATGTCTCTCCATTAGGTTTGCATTTTTCTAACCATGAGTTCATAGCCTTAACATTTTCTTTAATGTTTTTCCTGATGTCATCTACTGGCATACAGTCTTTAGGTTTAACTATAATAGGTACTTCTTTTAGAACTGATGGTAGTTCGTCTAGTTTGTTATCATGTATAACAACACCTAGATGAGTGATACCTCCACCCATAACAGGGTCTTGAGAAGGTAAGACTTTTCTTCTTAGCTTATTATCTAAGGCATTAAATACTTTATTAGTTCCTTGATGTTCTTCAACAACTTCTTTTCCATCTACATCTTTAGTAAAGAAGTCATCAAAGATTACAATAGGAAATGTCTTAGTCATATTGTAATCATGTTGTACTGTATCTTCACTATGCCCACCATCTAAGTAAGCTAAGTCAAAATCTTTTTGTTCAGTTAAAGTTTCTTTGGTATTACCTTTAACTAATTCAAAAGTAAATTCTTTTTTAAAGTTTTTCTTAACATGTTCTTTAAAATCATTTAGTCTTTTCTCTACTGCTTTGTAAAGATTATGTGGCTTGGTATTCATTTCAGTCTTGTCAGTAAACTCATCTGCATCTTCAAATAAATCATAGCCTTTGTAATGTACTTTATCTACATTGTCAAAAGCTGCCAATGCCATTTCAATTGCACGACCACCATTCCATGTACCTGTTTCAAGAAATCTTGAAAATTTATAGTGTCTGATAATTGTAGCAATTTGTTGGTATCGCTTTGGACCAGTAACATCAGGGGTAGTTTCATTTGATAGCTCCTGTTTTCTATTGCCTTTATAATGTTCTAAGTATTCTGTAAGAGGAGAGTTATTAAAAGCATCTAACCCATTTACTTCTGGTGTTAAGCTATGCTTCTTTAACCCATGTGCTCCATAAATATTAAATAATCTTTCAAATATAAAACCATCATGCCATTCTCTATAAGCTAGAACTTCATGACTATTATATATTCCTCTCATGTCTGCTAGTAAATCAAAAGGTGGGGTAGTATTTAAATTAAAAGCCATGAAGGATGTCTCACTATAATCAACATCTTTCCTACCAAGATGGACAAGCTCAGAACCAAGGGGAATAATTCTAAACAAGTCCTTCTTAGATAAAGGTTTCTTCAGGATAACGTCAGCATCTAACCATACTACCCAACCTACTTGCACACCTTCTTTAACCAACTTGAAGGAGAAGTCAGTTAAGGCATACACTTTGTGACACCATTTAATGGCATCTAATCTCCAATTGTAGGGCATCTTGCCACCTTGTGTGCCATCATGCCTTACCATCTCTTGTCTATACTGAATCATATCAGTACATCTATTTAAATTTTCAAAAGTTATCTTATTAGTTTTAGGAAACTCTTTAATTGTTTCTTCATCAAAGTCGTGATAGAAAACTGTAAGATGTAAGTCATCTGATAAATACTTAACACAAGAATCAACCATAAGTTTACCATATGTTGCCCAACCTTTCTTACTAAAAGAAGTTACAATATTTATATTGTCTTTACTCATCTCATTAACCTTACCCAATCTCCTATGTTTCCAGGAATAGTTGTTTGATATAATAATCTTTCATCATGCCAGTCTTGTGCAAATTGCATGTTCTCAAACTTACCACCAAACCAAGGACCACCTAATGAATAATGTATAGCTGAAGGTGACTCAGACATAGGAGTTATATCTGGTATATAATTCCAACAAGAAGGAATGGCTCCTATCTGGTCATCAGTTGTCCATTTAAATTGATGTAAGTCTAAACCTTTAGCTGTATTAACATATTCAGTTGTTAGTTTTTTAGTATCTTTATGTCCCATATTAATTAACATAAGAGAAGACCATAGTTTCTTTTCATATGCTAACTGTTTTTGTCCATCCATCTTTTCAGATTCTTTAGGTTGCCAATCAAACTTAACACAAGCAGCAGCATGATTAGGATATGTAGTCTCAACAAATTTAAATAACTTATCTACATCTTCTAAAAATAAAAAGTCACAGTCACAAAATAATATCCAACCTTTAGTTATATCATTTACTCTAGCAATTTCAGGTGCTAAGAAACGAGTATGACTAAACTCAGTTGAGAAAGGCTTGTCATCTATGACATCCATTCTTTGTCCTTCTGAGTCTTCAGTCCATTCTCTTGAGAATAATTCTGCACCTCTTAATGCTTTATAATTTAAATCAATTACAGTTAGGGGTCGTGAACTTCTTCTTAATAAAGAATGTTCACAAACTCTATATGCAATGTCTTCTCTATGGTCATAACCTATAAAACAAAAGTTAGTTTTATTTAATTCTAAAGGTCTTAACCACTCATACTCATGAGCTGTTTGTCTACTTCTGATTAACATAATAGTATTATACTCCTTTCCTAAAATAAAGTCAACCTCTTTAAACTATTTCACAAGCACCTGCAGTACAAGCAAGTTCTTTTGAAGAGGTTGTTGTATCTTCAGTTTCATAATTTACTAAGTCCATCCAGTTAATATTCTTAGGTGTCTTAGCTAACCACTCTTTGTAAGTCTTCTCATCTACTTCTTGATAAGGTGCTTGTTGATAGCTATGTTCAGAGTGAGGTAAGAAAGAAACTCCACTACATATTTCAAAGTTTTCATACACCCATGCACCTACCTTTAACCATTCATTTTCTTTTACATATACAGTAATAGAAGGTTTATGTTCACACCAATTTAATTGATATACCTTCCATACTTCTAACTGTTCTAATGCACTCATTGTATCTCTCATAACTGAATGCTGTGGAGCTTTCATAGGGAAATAAAATACTTTAGTATCATTAGGTTTCATAACATCATCTTCTCCATAGAAACCTTTCTCTAACATCATGTCACATAAAGGGTCTTTCTTATCTGCTCTTACAGTTCTAAGATAGTAAGAAGAATATCTAGGGTGTATACCTGAAGCTGAATCAACAAGTTGTGATACAGTTCCTGAAGGTTTAACACAAGTAATAGCAGTAGATTGATTGATACCTAGTTTGTCTGCCCATTCTTTATTTACTTTAATAGCATGTTCTTTTAACTCTATTAACATATCTTTAAGAACTTGTTTATTAAAAATTTCTCCTGATAATATCTTATGGTCCATAATACCAGTAAGAGATACACCTAATAATCTTTCTTCTTCAGTGTTCTCTTTCCATTTTTTAGTAACATATCTAAAATTAGTAAGAGTAGATTGTAATGTACCAAAGATAGTAGCTATCTCTACTTTCTTTTTTAAATCTTCAATCTTATCTGAAGGTCTAACTACAACTTCACTTAAGTTACACGTTTGTTTATTACGTAATACTATTTCTGAACAGGGGTTTGTGCCAAACTCATGGTCACCATCTCTTCTACCTGAACGTGTTGCCATTTTTTGTGAAGCAACTCTATTAAAGATACCACGTTCTCCAGACTTTGAATCATATAATGACACCCATTCTTTCATGAATGTACCTATGTCAGGCATCTCAGTATATGCAACAGAGTTATTAGAATAACTTCTTTGTGGATTATCATCCCACCATTGTCCAGTCTTAGCATCTCTCATACGTAGGTCAGATAGATTAGACAAACTAATTAAAGCTGAACGTCTTACACCTCCACAGACAACAACGTCAGCTATCTTACATACAATGTCATGACACTCAAGAGAGTTTAACTTTCTACCTTTAGCTATCTTAAAAGTTTCAACAGTAAAATTAAATAAGTCAACCAAAGGTTTAGGACCACTGGCTCTACCTCCAAATGTTTTTAGTTTCTCTCCTGCTTTTCTAACTAATGACACATCAAACTCAGGGATTTGTCCTGCATACAACATAGCAATTAATTCTCTATAGGATTTTGCCCAACCAATTTTACTATCTTTTACTTTAATAACTGTGTCAGTCTTATGAAACTCTTCTTCAATAGTAGGTAGCTTACTGGTGTACTGTCTCTCAACACTAAACCCCACACCTGTGCCACACATAAGTACATACATTATCTCATCAAAGGTTCTTACATTATCAATAGCTACATATGAACAATTAAATCCTGCAATATTATCTTTGTCAAGTGCAGGTCCTGCAGTCATTAGTGCTCTCATTGAGGGCATCACATCCAACATAAGTATAGCATTAAACCATCTGTCATATTCATCTTTAGATATTTCTTTTTTAGTAATCTGTTTATATCTATCAGCCATATAAGAAACATATCTATCAACAGTTTCTTGCCAAGTCTCTCTTCTATTTTCTTTTTCTAACCACCTTGCATATCTTGATATTGCAATGTAGTTTTGGTATTCTGTTGGAAGTGTGTTACTATTCATAATTATTTAACCCCTTTTTGTTTATTGTTTAAGTTACGTATTCTATCATAACTATCTCTATGTGTCAATATCGCATTGATATGTCCACGAATAAAGCTAGTTCTTTTTGAATTAAGTATTTCTAATGCAATCCTTCTCATATAAGAAGGCTCTATGTTTGCACAACCACATACATAATCAAAATTCTTTTTTACCTCACCAAACTTTGTTGTAAACCAAAGCACAGCTTCTCTTTTATATCTTGAACTCTCAATGTCTCTTGTATCTTTTTGTGTAGCATCAAGTAATGCTTGTAAAATAACTGCCAAGAATAGAGTTCTCTCAGGACTTGTGTCACTGATAAAATAATTTTCAATTGTCTGAAAGAATTGTTCATTGCTTACCATTGTACCATTGTTTAGGAATGCCATCACTAATTTTACAGTAGTCAAAGTCATGCTTAACACACCACCCTGCATACGTCATTGTGCCACCCTTGTTCAACTTCTTATTAGGATTATCAAATGCAAACCTAACTATAATATCAGGATTACTATTCCTAAAAAATAAATGTTTCTTTCTCATTTCAATTGTTAGTCTACCTTTAACTTCTATATAAGTATTATTAGGTAGCATGAAGTCAGGACAATAAGTCTTGTGTTCATGCCATTCATATTTAAATTTCTCAGGTTCATATTTAACTTTTATTTTTTTTGATTTAAAAAATTCATAAACCTTTTTTTCTGAACCACTTCTAAATTTCATTTAATTTTTCTCATGTTAAAATAATTTCTAATGTGTAAACCTGTAAAGACAATACACATGATTAGCATAAATAAACTGTTAGACATTACTGACCATGTAATCCATATTATATTTGAAACCATCCCATATAAAGGTGCATAGTTATCTTTATTACCATACACCCATACAGTAACTACTGCACTAATCGCAGCGAGTAATTCAAATACACTAACCCACATCATCTAATTCAACCTCTTTTACATCAGGAACTTTTGATACTGTTGTTAAGTATCTTGGTCCATTCGCATAGATAAATTTTCTAAGACCTGTCCCATTGTTAGCATCTGACCAACAATCAATTTTATAATCACAGTAGGAACAGCTAACAGCAAGTTTCCTGTTGCCAGACATACCATCAGGAATATCATCATAACATTTGCTAGGTATTTTATCATCTGCGACAACATCTTTAAGATGTACGACCCTATCTTTTGCATTTATCATCTCCATATTATGGACCTGCATCAGTGCAAGTCTACCACTTTGTTTATCAATAGCTAAGAATGCTCCCTTATCTTTGCCTTGTGCTTCAACGTAACCTGATAGCTGTGCAATATAACCAAAGGGGTCATCATTTATTAATGAACGATTTAAAAATTTTTTAAATGAGTAAGCACTTGCAGACTTACAGTCTGTAACAACACCATCTATCTCACAATCTTGGTGTCCTTTGATACCCTCAATATCTACTTCTAATTGTTCATTCTTAACTTCATGTCCTGCAGTTTTAGCAAGTAATAATAAAAGTTCCTCAAGGATATGCCCATATGTAAACTTTATCTTTACCCAAGCAGGTAGGTTTTCTTTCTGAACATCTTTTGATTTATACCAAACTTGTCTGTCAGGCTTTCCTATCTGTGACATTCTTAAGTTATTATTTTCTGACCTTGTATTAAATAACATATGTATAGCTTTACCTACATTCTCACACATTAAATCTATGTCTTCCTTCTTAGGCTGGACTCCATTAGATATACTGTCATACATATCTTGTACTAAAGTTTCAATCTGTTTCATAGAAAAAAATAGGGGTGAGTTATTAGCTACACCCCTATGTATTTAAAGATTAATAAAGTTAAACAGGTATCTCAGCGAACTCCTGCTTAGAAGTTGTAGATGAAGTTACTACACTTCCATCTGGAATTTCCTCAAATGCTGAAGCTGATTCGTCTCCTGCATAAGGAACTAAGTCCACAACTTGTACTGCTTGTAAGTCTGCACTCACTCCAGTATTACCTGTTGGTTTATGTACCCACTCATATGTTTTATATAAAACATTTACAGCAGAACCATTACCAATTAGAGTTCCTTCAAGAGGTCTCTTCATATTGTCAATGACATCAGGTGCTTTGTTAAGGCTACCATCTTTTCTTTTAGCTTTTCTTTTGATAGTAACAAAGTCTCCTTTCTCATCTCCTTTGTTTTTAACCTTAAGACCATCTGATTCAGCAATCTTTTTGTTCTTAGAATCAAGAGATAAGTCTAAAGTATAGACACCATCAGAATCAAACGTAGTGTTAGGTGATACTACAGATGCCCAGTAGGCTTTACCATTTATAACAGTCATATATTCTCCTTGTTAGTTGTTATTATGTCGTATTAACTACGACTATCTTTAATTATGTATTATAACTTATGTCCTAATACATTGTCAACACCTAATAAAAATAATTATTTATTAGTGTGTCTCTGCCCAGTTACTGCCTATCTTAAACTCAGCATCAAGTGGACATTTAAGATTAAGTTGTTCAGTTGTCTCATTGATTGACAGTTTCACAACCTCTCCCATTTTTTGTACGTCATTCTTATTAACTTCAAACTGATACTCATCATGTATTGAAGCAACAAGATTAACATCCAAACCTTTTTGATAAATATGTCTTATCATATTTCTTAACCATACCTTACATGCAATAGCACCTGCTCCTTGTATAACAGTGTTCACTGCTTTATGTGCAGACCTAACAGGAAACAATCTACCATCTAGTCCTAAGACTCTGCCAGAGGCACCTGCTTGTTCTACTTGAGCACGAAATGATTTAAGTTTAGGTAGCTCAGATAAAAATTTGTTTATAAGTTTCTTACCTACACTAGCATCTTTAGAACCTACGATAGATGAAACCTTCATTGCTCCTGCTCCATACAAAAATGCATAGATAAAAGTCTTTGCTTGGTCTCTGTTGGTAAGTCCTGCCATGTTCATGTTTCTTGTATGTATATCTCCATTTAATATCTCATGTGTGTATGAGGGTGTATCAATAAAGTGTGCAAGTAATCTAAGTTCTAATCCACTTGCATCAGTACCAAAGATAACATGAGTATCAGGCTTGTCAGTAGTCCAACAAGACCTACACTCATTACCATAAGGTGAGTACACTGCAGGTATCTGAGCCATGTTAGGTTTAGTATGACTCATACGACCTGACACACATCTCAATGTTAATACACGACCATGTACTTTATTTGTCTTTGGATTAACTTCATCTATCCACGAAGATATTTGTGAAGTTCTTTTCTTTAATAACAAATACTCTGCTATTAGTTTAGCTTCAGGTACATCTTCAATCTTAGATAGCACACTCTCGTCTACAATAGGAGAGTTCTTATCAGTAAACTTTTTAGGTTTCCAACCTAACATCATAAGTCTTTCAGCTATCTGCTTACGAGATGCAAGATTAAAATTCTCATAAGTTACTTTGATAAAGGGTTCACCCTTAACATACCCACGACTTTTGTTATTTACCTTTGGTGTAAACTCTTCCTCTCTTTTTAAGGGAGGGAAAGTTTCATGCACTTTATTTTCTAGTTGTTCAGCTTTATCTGTTAACTGTGCATGTAAACTTGTAGCTTTCTGTTGGTCTAAATAAAATCCATTCTTCTCTTGTCTAGTAATAATTGCTCTAATGTCATGCTCTAATCTTAAGGACTCAAGTGAAAACTTTTTACCTTCAAGTCTTAAATGATTATAAACTTTATGTGTTAAGTCAACATCTCGTTTGCAATAAGTCAACATCTCATTACTAAATCCTGAGAAGTCATGGAAGTCTATCTTGCCCATGCCTAATCTTTTACCCCAAGAATCTAGTGAGTGTCCTCCTTCTCTTTCAGGGTTATATAGCTGAGACATAATTAAAGTATCTTCTATTTGAGATAGCTTTATATTTGTATCAGTTAATTTATTTAATACTGGAGCATCAAACCCTACTCCATTATGCATGATGATTTTCTCTGCATGTTTCTCTATAAACTTAGGAAACTTTGTATAGCAATCATCCCCAACAAAGGCATAGGTATCCCCTGACTCAATGTTCTTTGCAACAATACAATATATTATTGTCGCATCTAATGAGTCTGTTTCTATGTCTACAATTATATTCATTTTATATTAACATACTCCTTAATTGTTTTTATGTCAAATAGTTTTTGTAAATTTATTAAGTACATTCGTGAAGCAAAGTGGTCACCACCCTTCACAGATATTTTATTAGGTAAAGATTCTAATATTTCTTTAAGAGAATCTACTTCAAAGACTAGAGTTGCATAAGTTTTTTTACCTACACATAAGTTATGAAACCAGTAGTCAGCTTCAGTTGCAGCGATACCTGATGGCTTGCCATAACTCTCATACTCTATAGCTATGTTGCCTGTTTTTTGCCAGACATCTCTCTCAGATTTAACTTCAATCTTTTTATTTTGTAGCATGTCTTTGATAGAATCTTCTCTGACCTTGCCATAAGCTAAGTCAATATCAAATTTCTTTCTGTCTTTTTTCTTAGGTTCTAAAGTCATTTTCATCTTTCTCCTTAAAAGGGTTTTCAATCTCACTCATTCTACCATTCTCATCTGACCATAATAAATAAGAAGCTACACCAGTTGTACCTGCATATCTATTCTTTAAGACTCTAATGGTTGAAGTGTTACTTGCTATCTCATCTTCATCTTGTTGGTTTCTTTCCATACCAATCACTGCATCACTAAGTTGTGCGATTGAATGCGAACCTCTAAGATGTGATAGAGATACCTGCTTACCTTCTTCATGTCCTTTATCATTATCAAGTCTTCGTAAGTGACAGGCAAGTATGATACCAATCTTAACTTCTGAACATAAACTTCTGAGCTTAGTCATCAGCATGTCAATAGCTTTTCTTTCATTGCCATCATCTCTACCTGAGATAATCAAACTTAAATGGTCAAGGACAATCCACTTACAATCACAACCTTTAGCCATGTATCGTATACGATTGATGACATCATCATCTTCCATAGAACCAAAGTGGTCATAGATAACTAACCTATTACCCTTCATTTCTGCAGACCATTTATGTAAGTCTTCTTTAGTTTGTTTCTTCCACTCCTCAGGTTTATGTAACTGTTTGTTAACATGTATACCTACGAGTCCTCTGAAAGTTCTTTTGTGTTCTTCTTCAAGAAACATCAGACCAATACTGTCCTCAGTATTTTTCCAGATATGATAAACTAATTCTCTAAGTAGAGAAGACTTACCCATACCAGTACCTGATGTAAGAGTAACAAGTTCTCCCACTCTCATACCATAAAGTTTTTTATTGAGTCCCTCATATGGATATGAAATAGAGTGTACTTCTTTCTCATCCCACAAGGTATCTTGTATATCATCAAAGGTAACAATACCTGCAGGAGTAAATGACTTAGCATTCCACCAGTCTCTCATGAAGTGTTCTCTCTTGCCAGTTTTTAGATACTCATTAGCATCTTTCAAGTCAAGGTTAACGACCTTACATTTGTTAGGTGAAAATAGTTCAGCGACTTTACTTGCAGTTGCTCTGCCTATCTCGTCACTATCAAAACAGATAACTATATTCTCAAAGCTATTAAGATATTCAAAGTTATGTTTACAATCTCTGACTGCTGAAGCTACTCCATTCTTAATGGAAACACTTGCCCATTTAGAACCCATCATTTCATAGGCAGATAAGGCATCACATTCTCCCTCACATATAGTAAGATACTTACATGAACCTTCAGGAAATAAATGTTGTCCAAACAATTGTGCTGAACCAAAGTTACCTTGAGCAGTAAACTCTTTAGGTAAGGTTCTAATCTTATTGGCTACATGTTTCCTAGAGCCATCATAAAATGGATAGATATGTTTTGTAACCATACCATTGTTAGTAATAGTAGTCACACCATATTTTCTAGCAGTCTCTTGAGATATATTTCTATCTCTCAAAGATGTAGTCTGTCCAGTAGATAGGCTACTGTATGTATTATTGTGTGTGTTTGTCATTGGTATCACTTCTCCTTCTCCTTTCTCGTGGTAACCACAGTCAGGTGTGAAACAATAAGCATGTCCATCACTGTATCTACCTAAGTTATTTTTACTGCCACACTTTGGACAGTTCTCATGCTTAACAAATTGACTTTCATTCTGTAACATATTACCCCCTAATGTAATGTTGATTTATTTTTCTTGTCTGTTATCTTATCAAAGCTATCATCAAAATCTTCTTCAGCAGGTGGTAACTTACCTTGTTTCTCCAAGTCTATTTCAATAAGTTCCTGCATAGCATCATTCAATGCATTCTGTATTGTTAAGAATCCATATATCTGTTCTTCAGCTTTTGTTATTGCTAACAAAGATAGAACTCTTGCCATCACATACAATGCTTCAGGCTCATCATTCTTTTTTAGCAAGACAATAACTTGCTTGTAGAAGTCAGTCGTTAGTTCTTCTTTCTGGTCTTTGTCCATAGTCTTCTATTCCTTCTATAAAAGTATTAATATCATGTAGGCTAAGAGACTTAATATTGCTTTCACCACTTGCAGTTAAAACAAAATCAGTAATAGATGTAGGTAGTTCGTCATAAGTTTTATATTTCATAGTCATGTGCACCCTCTTTAAACCCTTTCATAATTAATTGTTTTCTTTTTAGTTCTGCATTATGAACTACTTTAATTAATTTGTCAAGATACCATTTTGCTTTTTGCAAATCTTCCAAAGGTTTATCCTTGTAATTGTATCGCCACAAATATTTTAAGTTGTTACCTTTTAAGTAACCTTTAAATTCTTCTTCAGTCATTGATGCTTGTATTGCATCTATACATTCCACCCCATGTTTATTATAATGAGGTGGGTTATTTACTAAATCTATCTTGCTCATCTATACTCCTTCTTAAAGCCACTACCACAATTAGGTTGGTACTGATAGTTGTAGTTCCATTTAATATCTTCTCTTCTCTTCAAAGGTACAAGAGGTTTTGGTTTTATATCTGGTAGTACCTCTCTAATTTCTTCTACCTTTTTTGCTTGGGTAGGTGTTAACTCTTTGAGATAAGGTTTTCTATG